TGTTCAGCTGCTGCATAAGCGCGGCCTGCTGGTTGCAGCGGGAAAGCTCGGCCTGAGCAAAGCCGTTTGCCATCGCCATGTTGGTGCCGTTGACAAGCTGCGCCTGCTGGTAAAATCCGTCGCAAAGTCCCTGATTTACACTGTCGATCTTGCGCTCGATGTTGGAGAAGTCAGAGGCCAGCACATAGCCGTCTACAACGCCGCCGGAATTTCTGCCGTTGTTGCCGAAGCCGTTTCCATTGCCGCCCCAGCCGCAGAAAATGGCAAGGAACAGGATGATGAACCACCAGCCATTATCACCGCCGAAGCCGCCCCAGCCGCCACCTGTCATGCCGGTAGGCGCGACGGGCATTGTCATGGTCGGGGCGCCGTCATTCAAACTCATATTTTTCATTCCTTTCGTAGATTCAAAAGATTTATCTCAATCGTGGCCACGATTTTGATCGTTCAACTGTTCGGAATTCCCGAACTATTGCAGCAGTTGCCGGAATTGCCCCGCCACCTGCTGCAGCTGATTCAACTGCTGCTGCGAGATTTTCCCGCTTCGTACCAGCTTTTCGACCTCTGCTTTTGGATCCCCCTGAAAGCTGTTCTGGAATTGCCGGAACTGCTGTATCATGTTTTGGAACTGCCCCATCTGGCCGGGCATCTGCCCGCCGCCGAGGGCCTGAAACAGGGGGTTAGCCATCGCTTTCAGCCTCCTTTGTCTTTCTCGCCGGTCTGACGCTTGGAGCGGCCAGCTTCGCCACAAGCTCGTCGAACTCCTTGCGCGTCACGTATTCCTCCATCATGCCTTTTCGCGCCGCTGTTGGCGTTATAACGGCCTGTGCGCGCTCTACAAGATCATAGATAGTCATGGTCGGCTTTCCGCTTGCATCGGCTTTTTTGACGTATACAACAGGCGCGTTCATATCCCATAGCGTTACGGCATTGTTGGGTGCAACAATAAAGTCGTTTGCGGCCTGTTCGTTCGGGATCCAGATGATCGACTGATTCTGCGGCTGCTGGGGCTGCGGTTGGTAAGCCGGCATCTGCGGCGCGGGCTGATACTGCGGACGCATCTGCATCTGCGGCTCCTGCATCTGCGGCATGGGCGGCTGATTGTAAATCGGCTGCTGATACACATACGGCTGTTGTCCGAACATCATTTATCCTCCTTTGCCCAGTAGAACAGCGGGATCTCATTGCCGCTGTCCCATGTGTCGAAATAGCTTCCGTTCTCCGCACAGACCACATGACTGGACAGAGCAAGAACGTACACGCCGCGCGGATGGTCTGCGCAAAAGTCCGCGACGGTGTAGCAGTCCGGGCACGTGTTCGGGATTACGTTCCGGGTAAAGCCCTGCTGCCGGAGGTAAGCGCTCCATACGCTGTTTGCGCTCGGCAGATCGCCCATAATCAGCCCTTGCAGGCACAAGCCGATATACACCTCATCCCAGCTCTTCCCGGTCCCCTTTGCGATGGCCCGGACGGTGCAGTCCCCGACTTTCAGCCCGGCGGGGTTTGGATTAAAATAAGAAAAGCCCATACCGAACACTCCTTTGATGTGTTCAGTATGGGCCTTTTTGCTGCTTCTTGTGCCTCAGTTGTGTATCAATTTGGTTCAAAATTTAAGCCCGTGGTTATTCCACGGGCTTAGTTTTTGTTATTGTTCGTTTACAGCCAGAATCTCCGCCGCCATCGCGGCCACATACGGCGGGCATCCCCGCCGCCCGCCGCACCAGTCCTGCACGGTGCGCAGCGGGATTCCAAAATACTGCGCAAATCCGGTCTGCGTCAGGCTGTACATCTTGATCAGCTCTGGAATCGTGCAGTGCGCGCCGTCCCAGATCCCGCCGAGCAGTGCCAGCCGCTCCGCCGGAACCTCGGCGTCTTCGGCGTCGCCCCAGACGCTGGACAGCGCCATATCGGAGACATAGGCGTCGCGGTCGGTGTATGCGCCGGTTTCGGCGTAGAGAGCAGCGCGGATTGCGGGTGTGAGTTTCATGGTGGTACCTCCTTATATTTTTTCAACCGTGAGCACGGCGCTGGACGTCAGTCGGCATAGCATACCTCCCACGCGCAGATGTTCGCCGCATCCAACGCGGCAGAAATCAGCGCTTCGGCGTCCACGCCCAGAACGCCGGAGATGGACCGCAGAACGCCCAAGACATCCTCCGAGGTGTCAACGGACGCACCGTCCATTGTGCCGTCTGAAAAATTCCAGCAGAAGCCATCAGCAGTCACGGAAAAATACACGCGGCTGCCAAAATCACCGCAGGACATATCGTCGACTTCAACGGTGACGAGCTGACCACCTATGTCGGCCACAATACCCCCAGCATACTGCCAGTAGCCACCACCATTATTTGCAGTGTCCGGGTTATAGTGGAGATTTGTCTGCGCTCCCCACGCGGAAACGATATTAAACATGTCTGCCATCCTCCAATTTTGTGCCGTATTTTGTTTTGCTTCATCTTCGGTGCTGGAACACCGAAGCGGATTCTCTGCTTCTAACGATCAGAAGCAGTACGCGCTGATGGGCTGACCGTCGATGCGGACGGTGGCGAGTGTATCGTCGCTGAAATCGGGATAGTCAGCGTCTTCAATGCTGTCTGCAAGTTCGTCCAGCGTGTAGCCAAAGTACACGCAGAATGCATCGCCCAGGCAGGCATCCATATCGCGGCAGAGGATCGCGGACTGTTCTTCCGTGTCACCAGCCTCGGTGGCAATGGCAGTGCAAGCAATGAGTTCGTAACGGTTGTTGATGATCTTGGTTTCCATGATGTACCTCTTTCCGGCTTATCGCCTTGCTTTATCTTATGGCCTTATTATACACGCAATGCGTGTAATTGTCAAGAGGAAAATGCGGAAATTTTTAAAAATAAGCGCCGATTTCTCGGCGCTTATCTCAGTTATACAGTTTGCTGGATGTACGCTGCATCTCCCGCATGATCTCCGGCAGGCGGCGCTGTACCGTGGCGCGGCCCAGAAACAGCTCTGTTGCAACGTCTACCTGGGGAAGCTTATCCACAAAATAGAGCTGCGCGATCTTCTCATTTTCCCGGCCAAGATTGGCCTGATAGATCACGGCCTCCATATCCTTTCTGGTCAGCCTGCCCAGCTCTGGCGGCAGCTTGGCCCGCGCCTGCGGCGACATACGCCCCGCCTCCTTACTTTTCCTTGTGCTTCAGCACGGCAATATTTCCTTTATTGCCGACTTCGAGATCCAGCGCGGCGGCGATATCGCGCACCTTTACGTAGTTCGTACCGTTTTTCAGGATACGCTCAACGGCGACTTCCTTTCCGTCTACGATGATCTTGCTCTTTTCTACCATTTCGGTTTCCTCCTCTGCATTTTTTCCATCTTCGAGGGCCATCACGGTATGGCCCTCGCTTACCAGTACGTCCCCGCGCAGGAGATTCGCGTCCGTCGTCAGATACTTGCTGCCGGTCAGCAGCACAAAATCTCCCGTCTCAGGCCAATCGTGCAGCATACAGTAGGTGGTGCAGCTGTTGCCCTGCCGACGGTAGAGCGCTTCGACCGACGCGCAGCCTGCGGCCACAGCGCAGAGCATCATGAGCGCGGAGCAGTCCGTCTCCACAGGCTTCGCGATCCTGCTCACGTCCCACCCGACGGCTCTGGCGGCCTCATACGCCGTGTTCCTGTTGTCCATGTCGTAGCCGATGTTCCGGTTCTTAATGGCCGCCTCGCACGTCTGCGCGGCCAGCTCGGCCTTTTTGCGGCTCTTGTAGCGCAAGATGCCGAGCCAGCGGCCATTGTACCAGTTGGAGATATTCAGCTCCCGCCCGGTCTGGTTGCCGGGCTGCTGGTTGCGGCCGCCCGTCTCGCCGAGACTGGCCTGTCCGATCTTGATACTCATGCCCGCTCACTCCCGTACAACTCGTGGTGCAGCTGCAGCACGGCGGCCTCGATCATCTTGTCGATCGTTTCCACATCAAATTGAATGCCCTTCTCGGCGAGGAAGTTCACAACATACGCCTTTTTCGCCGCGCCGTCCGTCGCGGTGTACAGCTGCTCCGCCGCCTTTACGCCGATCTCAACGTAAGTGCGGATCGTTTGCAGCTTATCCGCGTCGATCTTGGTTTTGAGCCACGGGATCAGAAATGCCGAAACGAGCGCGCTGATGAGCGCGATCACTGCCGAGATGATTTGTGTGTAGTCCATAGCTTACTCCTTTCACGCTTCCACGATGTTGATGCCGTACTGCTCCGCGCAGATATGCTCGATCTTGCAGCCGCGGGCGTTCTTCCAACCGGAGGCGAAGTACGCAACGTCAGCCGTAGACAGCAGTTTCAGCGATTCGCCAAGATACCACAGTGGCCTTGCCTCCGCCGGAGCGTTTTCAAAGAAGCTGTCAATCACTTCGATTTCATCGCCCATCAGCTCCTTTGCGCAGAAGATCGCATCTTCACGTTCTTTCCGAATTTCCTCGTTGGTCTTTTCCTTCATAGGCTGAGAGATAAACAGTTTTTTCATTAAGTATACTCCTTTCAGTCCTTCAGCACGATCTCTGCGATGCGTGCTGCCGCTTCCGGGCCGTATTTCTCGGCCCATTTATCCATGTACTTCTGCGCGTACTTCGCGCGGTTCTCGTTTTTGGCCTTCCAGAGGTAAAAGCCGCTGGAGGCCGTTGTTTCGGCCAGCACCGCAAGCGTGATCTCCGTCAGGTCTGCGCCTGCCGCGCAGGCGATGATGAGCGCAAGGCTGACGAGCGCGCTGCAAATCAGCCACTTTTTACTGAATTCCATTGCTATGTCCGCACTGCGCCTCCAGCTGGTGCAGGAATTTTTTCACGTCGCCGTTCCCGCCCATCTTTTTATACTTCTCTCCGGCGATCAGGCGCTCTGCCATCGGCATTTCCTCGCTCATGATCGTAAGGCGGAGGATTGCCAGATACTGCTCGTCCTGATGCTCCTGCATTTTCCCGAGCTTTTTGTCGATCTCTGCAAGGTGCGCCTCCTGCGTTGTGGCCTTGCCGCGCTTTTTCTGAACCGCGCTGACGATGGCATTGACTACCGCCGTCAGCGCGGATGAGCCAAGCGCGGCGCAGGCGAGGGTGACGATGATGGTTTTGGTGTCCATTTTTCTGTACCTTTCTCTTTTATTTGCCGGGCTAATCGTCCGCCATTTTGATGTAAGTGGTGGTATCGCTGGAATAGCTGATCGTCGGCAGCGTCGTGCCGCCGAGGACGGCGTAGAGGGCCGGGTATGCAGTCTGGTCGAATGTTGAGCCATCGCACGCGTGCCACGGGGCGGAGAGGACGCGGACGGTTGTCAGAATATCTCCGACCTCCTTTGCCTCTGTGATCTTGCCAAATGCATCATTCACAGTTGGATTCGCAGGTTTCCCGCTCGCGGGCCATATAACGGCTTCCGCTTCGGCCGACAGTAGCGTTTCTCTGTTGAGCGGCGTCCCGGCTTCCAGCGGCTCGTCTTCCGGGCGGAGCCATGCATACCTCAGCAGATTCCCGCCCGCGTCATACGCCCCGTATCGGACAGCGCCGTTTGCAAGGTTGTTTGTTCCGATCCTGTCCCGCATTGCTTATTCCTCCAGCGCCTTGATATAGGCGTGGCTGCGGCTATCAGCTACAATCGTCGGTACCGGTTTCGCCAAGTCTCCATAATTACATATGGATATCACTCCAGCAGCTGGCGGATTCGCTGCCAAAGCAGCAGGCGATAGTGCGCCGCTGAAAATACCGGCAGTCTTGTATATTTGATCTTCCGGGTCTGAAGCGCTGCAAATATATCGAGTGCTTCCGCCGTCTAGGCGGGCCGTAAATAGCAGGAACCCAGACACAAACTCGAACCCGTATGTGAGATCTATGTAGTCTGCTGAGTTTGCGGAGATTACTTCGGCCCCACTATGCCAAGTCGTACTATTATCGATTGTGTAAGCGTACTTTAGCCCTCCATCCTGATATATCGCAATTATTGTATTTGTGGCCGCGCAGATGTACTTGTGTATTGCCCTCTTTTGTATGCTGCTCGGAATAACTGCGTTTGGAATTGTCCCTATTAGATATTCCGCGCTATTTCCTCCTAATTCTTCTGCCGAATAAATATTTCTGTCATCCGTCCAGCAAAAATGCCCTGTGCTTTCGTCGTAGCTTGCTGCGTCTACGTAGTAAATTCTGCTCCAGTTGAATGTGCCAGTATCTTTAAACGCATCCGCGTAAGCACCGCCATTGGCAGTTTCGTACGTGTATCTTACGCAATACACATTGCCGTAGCTTGAGACGTATAATTCCAACTTGGAGCACCTAGAGGAGCCGCTGCTCCATATCCATCCTCCTTCTGTCACGGTTTGCAAATCTTCTGAAATTGTGTAGGATATGCAGTAGTTGCTTGTTGAAGAAGTTGCGCGTACGATAGCCATGCAATAAACGTTTTTCAGTTCATGATAGCATATTGCAACACCGTCAATATATTCGTTGCTTCCAAGTTCGTGGTTGAACGGATAGTCCGCCCATGTGTCTGCATCATCCGATACATACATATGCATTTTTGCATTCGAGCTATCGTAAGCAAAGGCGAACCATTTCCCGTTTGTGTACTTTATCCTAGACGTATCTCTATCGACACCTGTTATGCTTTTGCTTGTCCACGGGGCCGGAGACGCCGCAGGCCGTAAAATGTCGAATAGTTTTGGATACGTAGACTTTGTGATGGCCTGCCCATTGCAGAGCAGCCATGCGTCGGACGGCTTTGCGCGGACCGACATGAGGATATCACCCACTTTCGACGTGCCTTTCTGCAACTCGACAAGCGCGTCGTTGACGGTCGGGTCTTCCGGCCTCGTGGTTGCTTTCGGCCAGATCTTCGCGGCGGTTGCATCGGATAGCAGATTTGCCTTGTTAAGGGGCGTTCCCTCGACGGTGGGCGCGTCCTCGCGCTTGAGGTATTCGTAGTGGTTGAGCGTGCCGTCGGCGTTATAGACGCCGTAGCGGATCGCACCGTTGGCAAGAATTTTTGTGGGTTGTCGATCTGTCATGTCAGAAGTCCTCCTGCGGCGCACTCCGCCGCGCCGGTGTGGCGAAAAGATTTTGCAACGTTGACGATTAAGTCTTCGCAGAGTTTCAGGATGCGCTCGATGTTGTTTGCATCGGTGTAGGTCAGGCGGCCCAGCTGCGGCGCGTCCGGCGTCCCGGCGGGATACGCAAGCGCGTCGCGAATGTCCTGTATCTTCCGTCTGTATGTCTCAGCCTGTGAGGCCACTGGGATGTCCGTGACGGCCCAATCTGTTTTTGCCGTCCACGTAATGCTATTCCCGCAGATTGAGGCGAGGCGGCCCGCCAGATAATTCAGGGCTGTTCCCACGCGGTTCAGATCGGAAGCGTTGTACGCGCCCTTCATCCCGGCCAGCCATTCCGCCTGCTCGGCTGCCGTCATGGCTGCAAAGCCCTTCGCGGCCAGTTCCCGCACCCGCTCCACATCCGCCTGCGTCCGGTCGGTGACGAGGTTGTCAATGATGGTGCTCATGCGCCAACTCCTTTCGTTACGGCATAAATTCCGCCTCCGCTGAACGTCAGTTCCATACCGGTCTGCACAGCATTTTCGTTTTGTGCGAATGCGTCGGAGATTTTGATAGTGTCTCCGGTTTCGAGCGCTGGGTTGCCCCGGTTTTTCACGCTGTAGATCTTTCGGCGATTATACTGTGCAAGCAGCCACGCGGCCACACTCTGATAGTTTGCAGGCGCTACGCACGGGTTATTTACGCTCTTGATGTTTTTTCCGCTCCCGGCGGTGATTGTCGTATCGATATTCGCGTAGTCGCTCTTAACGTGCAACTCTACGCAGTCGACTGCCTCAGATATGGAAACACCGTCATAGTTATAAAGCTCATCCGGCGTTATTTCTCCCAATACTGCGCCTGCTGAAAGCTCCGCGATGTGCAGGTTTCCGGATCGATCAAACCACGCGGAGCACATAGCCGCCTGCGCCAATAGCCGGATCGCTTCTCGGCGTGTTGTTTTGCGTGGAACGGCCGGTACGACGGTTTTTGCTGCAGCCTCATCCCCGTAAATAACATTGATGTCGTATCCATCCAGAACCGACGAAACTGCGGCCTGAAGCTCACACGCGGTAGCGTTTCCATTCTCATATGTCGCACGTTCGAGTGTTGCTGCCATGTCATTTCCGACAAGCTGTGCCGTGACGCCGGAATCCCGCGCCGTTACGGACGTAAAAAAGAACTCGCCAACGTCTATGCTCTCTCCGTTTACAATGCATCTGGCAAGCAATTTCTGGCCATCCTGAACCACGGAGAAAACGCCGTCCGGGTTCAGAATGTTGTACCGATGATCCGCGTTGTCGAACGTAAAGGAAATCTGCCGGGACGGGAACGATTCGCAGGAAACGGATGCTTCCTCTATGATCTTCACGTCGGCCATTGTGTCGTTTTCGTAGGTTTCCGTCAGGCCAAAATCGATCTGCCGCAGCCGGGCGCGTGTCTTTGGCAGGAACGTCTTGTCAAATCGAATCGTCAGCTTTGTGTAATTTGCGGCAGTCATGCTGATGTTCTGCCGCGCCTGCGTGATCATCTTTGTTCCGGTTGCGACCGTCGATCCGTCGCTCGCATATGCGGTAATTGTGATCTGCGCCGGGTATTGGTTCATTTTTTCATCAAACAGCATCGCCCAACCAATCGTGGATACCGGCGCGGAGAATTCAAACGTAATTGTGCTTGCCATTTCGGCGCTCTCGTTTGATACTCCTCCGCTCCACCAGCCAATATGCTGCCCATCAAAGCTATCGTTCGGAATATCGATTGTCCCATCCAGAACCCACCGGTTCAATTCAAGCCCAGCGAACTTCCCGGATATGGTTTCTCTGTCGCTGATCGTTTCGGCGGCGCTTGTGCATGGTGCCGAATCCGATGCAGAGGCCGTACCGTTCTTCTTTGCCGACGGGTCGACAATGTAAAACCGGACAAGCATACCAACCTCACGCACCGGTGTAAACGGTGCGTAATTGCTCGATACCTTTTGCATCAGTCCACCCCTTGCTGCGTTGCGGTGATGGTCACGCCGCACCATTGGGAAACCCCGTCCTCATCGTAAATAATGGCCTTGTATTCCGGCTGACTGAACAGAAAATCCCGTGTTTTGTCGCCGTCTACATCCGGGTATGTCACGCTCAACACGTGTTTCGTGTTGATCATGCTGCGGAGCTTCCGCAAATCGGAAACGGATAGCCACCCGGTCGGGATTTTCAGCTCATTTTTTACGCCGATAATGTCCATGACGGTCTTTCCGGATGCCATTGTCGCGGTTGCGCCAATATCCTTTGGCTGAATCGTGAATACGAGATCACGCAGAAGGGTGACTGTGTTTGTGCCGTCCGTGATTTTAATTCTACGCAAGTGACACACCCCTTTGCAGAATTTCGCCTCGCAGCGGGTCAAACAGCACCCGCGCCAGCGTTTGGCCGTCAACGACAAGATTCACCTGTGTCAGCCCGCTCGGCTGGTTGTTGGCCAGCAGGCCGTTCACGACGCCGACAGAGGACTTTGCCGCACCGGACACTGAGAAGGACGTTGTGCCGAAAGTCATTTGATCCTCGATATTCTTCCGAACGTCAGTCATTTCGCGGTCAAAGCCCTGCCCAAGTCCTTCTGCCATGTAGCCGCCGATTCCGGCGAAGACTTTAGACGGGGACGCAATACCGAGGATGCTCTTGACACCGCTTACAAGGCCATCGACCATATCGCTTACCGTCCGCTTTAGGCTCTCCCACATATGCAGAAATCCGTTTTTGATACCGTCAACGATATTTGTTCCGATGCTGCCCCAATCGTATCCGAGGAACGTATCTACAATCGATTTGATTATCGTTGGGATCGACATGACAAGATCCGGGATTGCGCTAATAAGGCCCTCAATAAGCGCCATAATGATTTGCGGGCCGGACATGATGATTTGCGGAAGATTGTTAAGAATCCCCTGTACAATCCCGATAATAAGCTTTGGCGCAGCCGCAGTAAGCTGCGGAATGGATTTAATCAGGCCATCAATCAGCGATTTAACAAGTTTTGCGCCGGATTCGATGATTTTGGGGAAGTTTTCAGTAAGCGCGGTGATGAGATTTGTGATAATCTTGGGAGCCACCTCAAGCAGCCTCGGGACGGCATCAATGATCCCGTCCGCCAGAGCGAGGATGATCTCAAGCGCCGCATCTACCAAATTCCCGAGATTTCCAGGGTCGGTCAGCGTTTCAGCGATTTTGATGATTGCTTCTGTTGCCGCCGGGATCAATTCCGGAAGCGTCTCCGTAATGCCTTGTACCAGGGAGATAACAACGTCTATACCGGTTTGAATGATTTCCGGCAGAAGCTCGACTATGGCCGGAACGAGAATCCCAATTGCCGTCGGCGCGATATCGCCCAGAACGGTAAGGATCTCCGGGAGCGCGGACATAAGCCCAGTAACCAGATTTGATGCGCCCTCAATAAGCGAGGGAAGGGTGGATCCGAGTATGCCCGGAAGCTGCGTGCTTACGGTTACCATCAGCGTAGTAATCGCCTCCACAATGCGCGGCAAAAGCTCCTGAATGCGCGGGATCAGGTTATTGCCCGCAACGATAATGGAATCCGTGAAGTTGCCCACGAGAGTTCCGAGATTCTGATCCGGGTCGGCGAGGCCGGTCACGAGGTTCTTCCATGCGGCTTTTACCATACCGAACGAGCCTTGAATTGTGGACGCGGCTTCTTTTGCGGTCGTGCCGGTGATGCCCATTTCGGTCTGCACGACATGGATTGCATCTACGATATCCGCATAGCTGGAAATATCGTATTTGATACCGGAAATTTTCTCCGCATCTTCAAGGAGGCGCTGCATTTCGGCCTGCGTGCCGCCGTAGCCGAGCTTGAGGTTATCAAGCATCGTATAGTTTGCTTTTGCGAAGCCCTGATATGCATTTTGGATTAAAGTCATGTCCGATCCCATTTTGTTGGCATTATCGGACATATCAGTCAGCGCCAAATTTGCTTTTTCTGCCGCTGCACTGGTATCCCCATCGAGAGACTGCAGCAGGGATGCAGAAAAGCTTGTCACCGTCTCCATGTACTCATTCGCAGACAGCCCAGCGGTTTTGTACGCGTTGTTTGCGTACTCCATGACTTTATCTTGGCTATCCTTAAAAAGCGTCTCCACACCGCCGACAAGCTGCTCATAGTCTGCGTATGCCTGGACCGCCTTTGTGCCGATTGTGCCGATTGCCGTCGCCGCTGCCGTCACGCCGACTACCGCAGCCTTGCCGACAGTAGCAAGGCCGTTTTTAATCTTCTCGCCGAGGCCGAATGTTTTCTTCCCGGTTTCGTCGATGCCCTTGTCTGCCTCGGACGTATCGGCGCCGATTTTTACAAAAAGTTCAAACAGATTCATCTTTGGATTTTTTCACCTTCAATCCGCACCGGCGTACAACGTCGGCGGTGATCTCCTCGCAGGTTCGGTTATCCTGCGGCTTCGGGCTGATGATGTCGGTGTACTTTGCCTGCACAAAGCTTCCGCCCGCGAATTTCGCTGTATTTTCCGTGATCGTGCGCATACACTCCGCCGCATAAATGCGAAAGGCTGATTCCTCGTTCTGCCGCTTTATTAAAATCGGCAAAAGGCGAATCAGCCCTCCGGCGCTTATTTTTGGAGCTGCCAGAAGCGCAAGCGTTACGCTTTCGCCTCCGACGCGCACGATTTGAAAAAATCAGTGAGATCTTTGTCCTCGGCCAGTTCCCGGATCTGCCGCATTGTAACGAGAACGTTCTGCTCCCGGATCGCGTCAACTGTCACGCTGTTTATCACAGCCAGAATGCTAAACGCGTCTTCTCTATGCTTTTTCAGGATCAGCGGGATCCACTGGCCGATGCGCTGCACGCCGATTGCGTATCTCTCGCCGACAGTCTGCGGTTTTTCGTCGTCTGTCAGTTTTTTCAGGCTCCCCCTGAATTCTTCGTCGGACAGGATATTCAGCGTGTATACGCTGATCTCGCATAGGATATCCGCCGCCCTGTCGGTGCTGAATTCCGAAAGTTTCATGCTGCCCTCCTATCAGGCTTCTGCCGTACCGGCCTTGATGTACAGTTCATACGGCACGACATCCTGCTTTGAGATCGAATAATGCGCGGTGTATTCAAACGCCATCTGTCCCTTGCCCTTGTCGGCGGTTTTCAGCTGGAATCCGCCGGTAGAAAGCGCATTCATCAAACGGATTGCGATAAAGCCGCCATTGGTTGCACCGTTCTTGTCAGAGTAGTCGCCGACAAGCCAGATGTCCTTGAAGTCGGCACTGTCCAGGTCGCGGCGCGGAACAACTTTCGTTGCGTCCGTGCCGTCGATGTCCGCCGCCGCCATAAGGGATTTGGCAGATGTGGTCGTCACCGTGACAAACGTTCCGGAACACTTTACGTCCACGTCATCCAGCCGTTTCAGTTCGAGTGTATTCTTGGGGCAATTATCTACATCTTCGCCGTAGTCAGAGAACGTCGGTGTCGCCGCGAACGTAATGCCGCCGGTCGTTGCGCCCAGCTGATTTTCTGGTTCAAACGCACCGGTCGCCGGTGTGAAATCGCTCAGAATTACACCGGCGTTGATTTGCAGCTGCTTGAAGGTATCAGCAGGTATTTTTGTGAATTTCGCCATGAAATCAGTCCTTTCAGTTTGCGGTGATGTACTCGATTGTAATGTTCAAGTACCGCCGCTTGATATTTGCATCAGAATCGTCCCGGACGTTCTGACACCACGGAGATCCGCGCTTGATCCAGATTGCGCCGTCGTCACACGGCACAAACACGCCGCCCAAGCCGATAGCGTCCGAGATTTCCTGCGCTTTCGCGTTCGGTTCTGCTTCCTGCGTGGTGTAGTACCACAGATTTACTGTCAGGCCGATTTCTCCGCTGTCCCACGCGCCTGTGATCAGTTCATAGGTCAGCCACGGGAAAACGGCGTCGTCCGGCACGCTGGACGCGGGATAGGCCGTCAGGAATTGTGAGAACCACGCGTGCAATGCTTTGTCTTTTGTCATGTTGGCAGTGCTTTCTTTTCAGCAGTGAAGTATTTCAGGGCAAAGCTAGCGGACTTCGGCGTCTGTTTGTCCTTCGGCTCGGACGTGACGCGGTACGTCTCGCCGGTCGTCTTGTCTCGGAAGAAGTCGTTATAATCGATTGGTACGGCTTTTTGCACAAGCACCGAGTAAACGCTTGTCACGCCCTCTTTCTCCGCTCTGCGCGCCTCCATGGACGTGTCAAGCGCCTGATAGTTCATAAACTCCGCGCCATCCGTCCATGTGGTGATATATCCGCCCGCTCCATCCGGTGTGCGGCTTTTTTCGAGCAGCACGCACGGGCGGGCAAAATCATCAAGTAAGCTCATATCAGATCTTCCTCCACTGGTTCATGCGCGATTTGAACGTCGTCTGCCATGTCACGGCCCCGCTCGCGGACGTGCTTCCGCTTGATCCCTTCGAGTAGCTATACCCGCCGAAGCTTTCCGAGGTGAACGGGCTTGCTGCTGCGTCGCCGTTTTTCTCCTGCCACGCTCTGATTTCAGCTTCGAGGGCGAGGACAGAAGAGGGGACGGCCATCGGCCAGATGGAGCCGTTGAAAGTCTCATCCGCCATCCCGTAATCCGGGTATCGGTGCACACCGTCATTAAAAACGGAGCCTACAACCCGGAAGAATTGTCCTTCTTGCAGGAACGGCAGCGCAATGCTGCCGTTATCTACTGTGTACGTTCCGCTGATCCGATCCGTTTCAAACCAGTTCCGCAGAACTCCGCACAATTCGGTCAGCATTGTGCCGCCTCCTTCCTTACTTCGCCGTTACCGTTGCGTTGCCAGCCTTCTGCGCTTTGTAAGTCGCGTCAGCCTCAACGACTGTGATCTTCTTGCCCGTCGCTGCCGTGACATCGGACTTTCCGTCCCACGTTGACCACGTTCTGACGTTCTGGCCATAGGTCACAGTCTCAGCCGAATCGCCTACCTTGTACTTGTAGATGTTTCCGCTTGCTTCCTTCGCGGGCGTTACCGTGATCTTCGTGTTGCCGGTTGCGGTTCCGGCTGCCGAAGTAACGGTCAGCGTTCCGAGCGTCGGCGTTTCGTCGATATCCGCAACTGCGATGCCGTCCTGGTACTCCGCAAACAGGGTGAGCCCCATGATTGCGAAAGACTCAGAAACCGCCGTAGAATAGTTTCCCTGCACGTGGAAGCCAACAAGATTGGTTTCTCCGTCAGTTCTGTACTCAAGCCCGGCGCGGGAGAAATCACTGTCCGCAGGATCGATGTAGTACAGAACGATGTTTTCAACCGGCGTTGCGATCACGCGGCCGCGCTTGATTTCCTCATCGGACAGCAGAAAAACTGTGCTGTAGCCCATGAAATTCTTGATGTACTGGAAACCGAACTCGGTCTGGATGGTGATGTCCGCGCCGCCGAGGTAGTCATACAAGTCCATGACGTTCACAAAGCCGACAACGTTTGTAGCGGTTCTGTGCATCTGCTTGAACTTGTTGATAACAGCGCCCTTCGCCATCGCAAGCGCGCGCTGCCAGTTGGTTTCGCTGACGGTCAGCAGGCCGGTGTTGAGGTAGGTATAAAAGCGGTTCGTGACGTTTGTCTGAAGCTCGTAGAGGAACGCTTCATCGGTCATTGCGACTGCGACATCATAGCCGTATTCCTTGATCGCCTCGATGGAGACCGCCTTCGCGTACTTTTCGACGTTGATGTTCGCATAGTCCTTCTCAACGACCGTCGCTTTGGAGTAGGGAATCTCTTCACCTTCGCCGACGCTCTGCGCGAGCGTCACGCTTGCGGTCTTGGATTTCAGGACGGTTCCCGGCTGCTTTTTGATGGGGCGCATAATGCCGAGAATGTCGCGCAGGTGCTGCCAGTTCCGCGCAAAGCGGGTTACAAAATCGATTTCGCGAGCGGTTACCTGAACGTCGCTCGTCATGGTCAGGTTGTTTTTTGCTGCCATATTATTCTTCCTTTCCGAACAAATTGAGATTTGCGGCGATTGCTGCCTGCCGTTCAGACGCGTCCCTGATTTTGAAGATGTCGTCCCGGCTCATAGCGCCGCCGTTGTTTGCGGGCGGATCTTTGGTGTCCGCGCCCTTCTGCTTGGTGGTAACAACGAAGTCCGCCCACTCTTCCTTGATGGACTTGCGCAGCTCGTCGGCGTTCTTGATCTTGCCGTCTTCCAGCTCAACGCTGGTCAGATCGGTGACCTTCAAAACCGCGTCAATGCGCTTTTCGCTGATGCCCGCAGACTTCAAAAGTTCCCGATACGCGGATTCCTTCGCGCTCTTGGTTTCCTTCTGCATCTGCTCTCTTTTGTAGTCGTCAAATTCCTTTTTGACCTTGTCGTGCTTATCCTTCCAGCCATCGTCGCCTTTGGCTTTCAGGTTTTCAAGCTCCGCCTGCACTCCGGGGAGCTTTTCGGCGTCTGCCTTATACCGTGCAAGGTCGCTTTTTAGCCCGTCTACGGTATCGGTGTGCGCCTCAATGATCGTATCCATCTGCTCTTCTGTCAGCCCCATGCCCTTCAGGAGCTTGCGCGTCAGTGCCATGTTCTATCTTCCTTTCCCTTGTCGGCGGTGCTTTGCCGCGACAGAACAAAAAATGTGGCAACAGTCATTTCTTTGCTGTTACCACACTTATACCGTATATTTATGGCTCTGGGGCGCAATCTTTATCCGTTTTTCATCTCATCTTCGACGATTTGCCGGTATTGCGCCGCATGGTTCGCTGCTGCGGGCTTCAAATACGGCTGCGCCTTGTTGCCGTGCGTCCAGTGCCAGTTCCCCTTTGCGTCCTGATACACCCACGGCGTAGGCCTGCCGCCCGGATAATGCTTTCCGGTTCCGAGTTCGACGTATGCGGCATATTTCATGTCACTTCCGATGTATGCCGCCGGTTCCCCTTCATCTACGCGGTGCGTGATACTGTTCCTCAGATTGCCGGTGTCCACTGGGCAAAGCCGCTTCGCGTACTTTTCAGCCGTCATTCCGATCTTTTCAAGCGCACGAAGCAGCGCGTTTTTCATATTGTCCTTGATTTCCTCTGAGTTGTCGATAAATTTAACGTCCATTTTTCTTTTTCCACCCTGCCCATTCCGCATAGCTCATATTCTCAATCAGCTCATTCCGTCCGGTCGCCTGGTTCCTGGCGCGGCGCTTGCCTCCGGAGGTGTCGATTCCTTCGATCTCGGATACCAGCGTGCAGCGGCAGTTATAGATTTCGGACGGTGGCCCGTTTGGGTCGCCTGGGTAGCGGCAGCCGTTGGAGAACTTTTTGTCGTTGTCCACGATCTCGCCGTCGAGCATGGCGTGGGAGTGGCGGGTTCTTCCGTCGAGCGTCGCCATCCATTGTTTTCTGCACTTGATTCCCATTTTCTCGGCAGCATAATAGGAATCCAGCCGCCCGGCGTTCTGTGCGCCTGTGACGGCTGTGCGGGCCGTCCGGATGGCGCTGTCGCGGTTCATGGTGGTAATGCGGCTTTGCAGATCATCCGCCATGCCTTTGATGCTCCGGCCCTGTAAAATGGAACTGGTGACGCTGGCCGTGATCTGCTTTTTCCCGTATGCAAGATCTATCCCGCGATTGAGCGCCCGCTTTTCCGGATAGTACGGCATAAGCTCCGGCTGCTCTGAGATCAGGCGCTTCACGGTCTGTTCGTCCCAGATGTCGAAGCCGACATCGCCGGTCACCTGCTCAATGGTGTACGCGGCAAAATTACGGTTCAGGCTATAAATGCCGGGCGTTGCATCGTTGACGTAAGCAACGGCGGTCGCGTTGGCGTTCGTCATGCGCTCGGCTACCTGATCGCGCAGCGCCTCGAAGCGCCTTCCACGCCCGATCTGCGCAAGCCGCCATTGCTTGTATTTATCCTCCGAGATCTCCCCGGCTTCCATGCGCGCCTTTTCCACCGCGTCACGCGCTGCAAATTTGCCGAAGTAATCCCTGATCGTATCCGTCAGATCGTTATACGCTTCCCTATATATCGCAGCAATCCGCTTTTCAAGCTTCGCGAGCTCTGCGTCGGTCATTTTCTGCCCGACAGTGTTGCTTGTGCTCATACGCTTCTATCCGCCTCGCCAAGCACGGCGCAGACGAGGGTGACGATGATGGTGCTCATAATATTCTCCTCAGAAGCAGAACGCAAAGCTTACGCCGAGGCTGCTTGAGGCATTGGACGCGCCCGCCTGGCCGTTTGCTCTGACTCTGCAAAACATACCGCCGCTGGCTGACGACCGTTCCCACCAGAACTCGTCATCGCCTTCTCTCTTCTTGATCTTCGGGTTGCCTGCCTTGTAATAGTCGTACTGGCTTCCTTCCCCGGCTACGGAAGAACTTGCAGTCCCGAAAATCTCCACCTCGCTGAGCAGGAACAGCGTATCCGATACTATCTCAATCGTCGTGCTGTTGCCCCCCTCAGATGTCTTCTTGTTTACCGCGTGGATGCCGTTCTGCACCTCCGCCGGCATCAGCGCCAGAATCGCAGGCAGATAGGTCAGGCGCATATCGGTGTTCTTCCAGCCGAGACCGCTCAGGTTGGTGCTGTACATCTGCTTTGCTTCGCTGTAACAATCATGCAGCTGGAACGTCAGCGGAGCCGTGCCGGAGCCGTCCGCATACTCGTCATGATTCTTGCCGATGATATCGACCTGATAGGCCGTCCCGCCGATGTTCATGGTCTTGCTGTCGCCCACGGCCCATCTGTCCGGGGCGATCCCGGTCCTGCACACCGCGATGATCTCTTCCCATGTATTGTCGGCAAAGCTGTCGAGATACAGGGGCATTTTCATGCTCTGCGTGCCGATCACGATGCTCTGCGCGGCATTCACCCCGTTTTTCGCCGACGTAACGCTCCACGCGCCTGCCTCCGGCAGCTCCAGCGTGCACACTCCGTCTGTCCCGGCAGTTCCCGTGACCGTTTTGGAGCCCTTCACTGCCGTGACTGCCGCCCCGGCAGAGGTGGTCACGACCAGCTTCGGCGTGATGCCGGTCTGGATCGCCTGAATCGCCGACACGAAGCCGTTCGGATAGACCAGCTGCGCGGACGTGCCTCCCTTGGCTCTGATCGCGTTCGCGACCGCCGTGAGGTCGGTGTCAAATGTCAAAAATTCCGCCATCAGAAGCTGCCTCCATTCGCGTTCGTGATCGTCGCCGCCGCCCACGCACCGTTGACCACGCGCAGGAATTTGCCGTTGTCGGCAGATGTTACGGCAACAGGCGCCATATAGTCTGTCCCAGCTTCAGCCTGTGCAAGATATCCGTCATTGCCCTTGATAAGTCCGGAGAAAGTGGTGGAAAGATTAGTTCCTATACTCGAATTCTTCCAGCCGCGTAACGCCCCGTGATAAGCCATCACTTGGCCCATTGTCGCGCCTGGAAGCGCAATTAGCGCACTTTCCGGAAGCCGTGTACGCCATACAGGATCTATATCTAATGCTGGGTGTCGCATCTCAATGGAGCGCATTCTGATGCCAGCTCTCGCAACAGTAAAGATTGCGTTCGCAATGTTGTTTGATTCAGCAGCATTTATAACGATTTCCGCCAGCGGGTAATATATCCCGTCATATTGCGCATAACACCGCTTCTGTTCCAGAATCGCGTTGCGAACCTCATCATATGTTTTGCTCGGTGTAAGCGTAATCGGACTGCTTTCATTGTCTTTTTCGTCTGCCGTGCAATCGATGATAAAAACATCTGCATAATCCGTGCCCGCTTTCGCTGCTGTAATGCCGCCCGCGCCGTCACCCTTCAGGATGCCGCTTGCCGTAATCTTGTTCTGCTTGGAAGACAGGGCACTTTTGATCTTGCCCCAAAAGTAGCTCAGGCCGGTATTGTCAAGATAGGCCATTTGTCCCTCCTTACGTGTCGGCGGTGATCGTGTCGATCTCCGTGTTCGTGATGGATACGATCTCGAACATTGCGCCCAGCGCGTCCCAGCCCTCGCCTGTCCAGGCGTAATTCATGCCGGTGTCCTCGACGTTCCAGACGTCGCCGACCTTATTCCCGCTCGTGGGAAGGGCAGAATATGTCGCCTTGCTGCCCTTGTACTTGTAAAGGCCGGTGATATCCGTCTTTTTGGCATAGTCGCTTGCCGCGCTGAAGGCTGCGAGCTTGCTGTAATCCGCAGCGGTCATAAGCCCGGGAGAACTGGCCGTAGCGGCCTCGTATTTCGTGTCCGTAAATACGGCGTCCGCCGGGACGTCCTTTTCCACGGTATGCCCGTTTACCTTCTGGGCGTCGTCGACTACGCCGTTGCCATCTTTGTCGTACACGCTCTTGAGCATATCACCGCCGCCCGCGCTGGCTACGGAGTCGTCGACGTATTTCTTCGTCGCGGCGTCCATGTCGGCGTTCGGGGCCGCGCCGAGCGTCAGCTTGCCGGTCAGCGTGCCGCCAGTCAGCGGCAGATACTTCGCTACAAGGGGCTTGATCTTGCTGTTCCAAAGATACAGCAGGCCGTCGTTGTCAAGGTATTTACTCATTTCAGCATCTCCTCAATTTCAGTATTCGTGATCCGCTCCGCTGCGGGCGGAATCGTGTTCAGTTTTTCTATCAGTCCTGTGATTGCTTTGATCGGGTGCTGGTCATCCGCGTCCCGGTTGGTCAGGGCTCTGTGGTCTGTCGTTCCGCCGGGGCCCGTCCGGACTGCGGCGTTAAATTCCACGCCGACCGCGCCCGGGGAGCCGAGGTCAAAATTGATCGGGCTCATCACAACACCGCCTTTGAAAGCGCGTGCGCAACGTCGATCTGCTTGATCTCCGAGCCAATCACGTCACCGCTCTTGAATTTCACGCGCACCTGCATCTGGCAGAGCTTCGGCAGGCGGAATGTTTCTTCCTGCGCCAGCGGGAAATAGAATTTCCCGTCCGCGTATGTGATCTGGCCTGGGTAATACTTCTGCAAATACAGAAGCGTCATTTCGATCTTCTCAATATCGTCGATCTCGACAGCCTGCCCGTTGTTCTTGATCGTGACGGCCAGGCTGTACGCATCGCCCTGTACCATGCTGCTCATACGTCTATTCCTCCATATCTTTCGTGGAATATCGCTCTAATTCTTCCGCGCTTTTCCTCTTCAAAATGTTTGCGATTTCCTCCTGCGTAAGCCACGGCAGCTTGCTCAGAATCGTTTCGTCGTCAAGGTAGCTCGCGGCAAGCAGCACCATCTGCGTCTGCTCCAGCTGGTTTACGATCTTCGAGCGCGTAAATGTCGGATCATCGTCAATGCCGATCAGTGCAAAAAGCTGATACAGGAAATCACCGACGCAGTATTCGAATTCGTCGACCTTGTTGTCCATCTGCTGGTATGCCGCCGTGATCTCGGTCGCCGTCTTTTGCCCGCCCTGTATTTTCGTGGTGTCCAGCATCTGAAAGTCCCTGTAAAGATCGTCGCTGAGTCTGCTCAGCAGCGCTTCCCGTGCCTCGACTGGAATCGTAAGCGTGTGGGCCTCCGCCTTTGCGCCGTCGTCGTCCACAAGGCCAACTCCGATCCGCCGCATAGTTTCTTTGAACCGCGCCATATCGATTTCGTCCATGCCGCCTGCGTTGGAGATCGTCCAGTAGATAATCGATGCGTCATCGACGGTATCCGCAAAACCGGATTTAATCAGATCGTAGCAGTCAATTGCCTCGCGTTGGCCAACAAGCTCGGACTGCCGGGCGCGATTGCCGTACATGGGGATGATCGGGAATCCGGGGTAATTCTGATACTCCAAGATTTCTGTTCCGTCCACCTCAGACGAGGCTTCGACGGAGATATAGCCGCGTTTCGGTGCTAAAATCTCCATCTCTTTCCCGCTCCTGCGGATGAATTGTGTGAATCCGTCCGGCTCGTACAGTGTCGCTCGCAGCGGCTTGTTCGCCGCTACCTGCCAGAACCGAATACCGGCGCGAAGCGATCCGTTTTCCTCATCCAGCAGCGGCACAAATTCTAGGGCCGTGAACACTTCCAAATGATCGAGGTTCCAGAAGCCATAGGCCACGCCGCCGACGAGCGCCGAGCGCGCCAGATCCTGAATCTGATTGTCAAATTTTTTGCCGAGCCGCTTCTTGTTCTCGGCGTTTTTCAGTATCACGCCGTTGCTGAGCAGATACTGTGTTTCCTGCCGCATGAAAATCGGGAAGAATGCGCTGCGGAGCTTGTAATTTGCGCTATAGTTGTCCGGGATAGCCTTCCCGGACAGCGTATAAAGCAGCTTCTGCACGGTAATGATGGTAACATTTCGGTGCTCGTCGTATTCCCGCGCAATCTTTGCCTGCTGGTACAGATCCGAGTTTTTATGATCGTTGATCGCCGCCAGAACAAATTCCATTCTGTCCCGATCCGATTTCTCGGCGTCCTCTAAAAAATCCTGATATGTTTTCATCCTTTACCTCACCGCGCCAGCTCCGGCACAAATCTGTGTTCTTTGAAGTGCTTTTTCAAGACCGTCATCACCATGTACCTGATTTCGTCCATAGTGTGGTCGTTTTCCTTCACGACGCGGTCAGATTCCGCTTTTTCGTCCCACCTGTAAAGCCCGAATTCGCGGATGGCGTCTTTACAGCCCGCATGAATCTTGATTCTTCCATCACGCAGGAAGTCGGACGTTGTGCGGATCCCGTTCAAAACGTCGTTGTCCGCGTGCCGGACTTTAAACCCGCTCCTTCTGCGCAGCGCTTCAATGAACGATGCGGCAGACGGATCCACGACAACGGCCCTGATTGGCTTATCTCCTGCAAGCTGTTCTACCATGTCGCAGTATTCCTCATCTGTTTTCTGCTTCTTTTCATCGCGGCCGCTGTAATAGATCTCCGCGATTCTGACTGCACATTTCTTCCCAACGCACCATAACCCGGCAGAAAACGGGTTCAGCGTGCCATAGTCTATAGATATATAATAATCTCCGGTGTCCGGGGTATCCTGCGTGATGCAGCCATCTCCAAACATCGGATATACCAGTCCTTCGGCACGTACCCAGAGGCCGAGAATGTAGCGGTCGTAATAAACCGTCCCTTCGTATTCTTTTTTCAGATTTTCTTTAAAAGATTCCGGCAGGAACGGGTTGTCGTCTATCGTGTATGTCTGGCTGAAAATATCCGCGTTGCTATCGAGGAATTTTTTCAGCCAGTGGTCAGGATATTGCGGATTGAACGTCCCATCAAAACAAGAATATTCCTTGTCAAGACGGCTTTTCAGCAGCGCGAAGACTTCTTCCGACCAATCAGCGACTTCGTCCCCATAGCAATATTTAATCGACGCACCGCGGATCTTTGACACCTGAGAAACCTTTTCCGCACCGAGGCAATAGCACTTTTCCCCGAAAATCCATGCTGTGTTATCGCTGGAAATCGTGCCGACAAGCATATCGCCATACAGGTTCCGCATCGGCTCCAGCACATTTCGCTCAATCGTGGATTTTGTTACGCCGAGAATGACGGCCAGACCATCTTTCCCGATTCGCTCACGAATCCGGATCGGTATGATCCATCGAAAATCGAGGTAAGTCTTCCCGCTTCTGGTGGCTCCGCCCTTGAAGTTCCATCGATGCGTCCCGTATTTTACAAATTCACGTTGTTTCGGACTTAACAGCATCTTGGAACTCCTTCAGCATCGAATCAAGCTTCTCCATTGTCGTCCTGTTGCGGTCGGAAGCAGCTGCGTAGCGTTTCATAAGGCTGTCACCGGCTTTCAGCCGGTCGGATAGAGATGCGTCCATGCCGAACTGGTCTTTGATCTCACCGCGCATGACCGCAGTGTAAAATTTCAGAATTTCGTTTGAATCCGCAACCTGCGCCGCTTCCTGTTCGTCCAGCCTGCGCTTTATATACGCAGAAATAGCTGGTTTTGATAGGTTTTCTGCCGCAATCACTCTGCATGATGTTTCTTTGTACCCGGCCTTTTTCGCTGCTTCTGTCGCGTTCCCGGATTTCAGATATTCTTCGCAGAATCGTCTCTGCTTCGGCGTAAGCTTTTCATCCGCCATCGCTGTAAAGTCCAGCCAGCAGTTTCACCACATCCGCAATCTGGTACGTTTCCAGCAAAGTGACGTTCTTCGGCTTTTCATCAGGTCGATATTCGTAAACCATGTATTTCGTCACCATCCTGTCATTTTTCGCGGAATAGGCCTGCATTTGATTGATTTTTATTTTGATTCCGTTGTACAAGAGCGCTGTTTGCAGCTTGTGTGCAAGGGCGCGCAAACTCGCCATAGCCGCTCCTTTCTGCCTCATTCTTTCGTTCTCGTGTCTCCGTGTGTGAATAAATATATTTATTCACACCGGAGAACACGAGAACAGGAGAAGGAGGTTTCCGCAGAACGCTGCGGTGCCGATGAAGAAGGGCGTAGAGTTGATCTCTACGCCCTTATAGTAAATGTTAAATTTGGCTCTGGGACGCAGACTTTTTCATAAAAGCCCTCTTTTTTGCCCCACAAGGCGAATAAATTGCCTGTGCCACTCCTGCGCGGTGCGTTCGGACACATAAACCGCCATCGCAGCGCCCTGTAAGGTGTGCGTCCGCTTCCAAAGAACCAAGTCTATGAGCCGGAGTCGCTCCGCGCCGTCAACGAGCTGTTCCGTCTCCGCGATTGCATCCGCAACGGCAGCGCGCTCGGCCTTCGTCATCAGCCCGCCGCCCTTATAGCTGCGGATCATCCATTTTGCATAGGCCCACCAGCCGTATCGCGGCGTGCTCATCAGTAATGTTGCCTCCCTTCGCGCTTTGCGCGGTTCGCATCGTGCAGCGTCCGCATACAGCCCCTTGTTGTTGCATATCTCGCCGCGTCCTTCGATTGCTCCTGCTTGTACCTGTCCGCCTCCCGGCGGAATGCTATGTATCGGGTGCAGTCCGTGTGACAGCCGGTGTGCCTGTCCGCACAGCCTTTGCACGGAGCCTGCACCGGTGTAAGCCCTAGATTTCCCTGCATTCGTCCACCCTCACACATACGCGCTTGCCGCCCACCTCGACGACATAGCCCGTCCGGTTTGACCTGTATTTGTATTTCTCGGCAGGATAGATCCGCCCGCAGACAGGCCGCATTTCCGGATATACCGGGATCGAGCACGTGATCAGGATCCGCACGCGCTCCGCCCGGCCCATCACAGCTTCCCCATGTGCCGCCCAGGCGCACGCCTCGCTGCAAAAATTGTATTTTGCCTTGTACTTCGATGGTGCGCGCATAAACGTTTTCCCGCAGGCATCGCACGTCAGCTGCATCGGCGGTCTTGGCGGCTTTCGCTGCGTCTTGCTCATGGCCTCCACCCGGAAATCCATTTTGCCTTCTCCCAGTCCGTCAGCGTGCAAAACTTGATATAATCCGGCATATCCGACTCAAGAATCGCTTCTCTTATCAAAAGCGAAACAAACACGGCAGCCGAAAATAAAAGCAGCATTTCAACGAATTTTTTCACTTACAACTTTACCCCCTTGATGTACTTATCAAAATATGTTACCGCAACGGCCATAGCCGCCCACATATCCTTTGCAAACTTCGTGCCGTTCACATAAAAGAAGCCCGGCTCTTTTTTCGTCCCTACACCTCCGTATCTGTCAATCAGCGCTTGCCGGATATTCTTATCCTTCGCGCTCAGGCAGCCGCACAGGTATAGCTTTTCTTCTCGCCTGTATATCCTTTTCGGCTCATATCCGCCAGATCTCAATGCAATTTCCCAGAATCGCCCGACCCAGACACAGGTGTCGAACACTTCCTGCCCTACGGTCTGCCCCATCCCCTGCACCATCTCAATCGCGACGTCTATGCAGTTCGCATAAAGCTTCCGATCCAGCATATCAGTCACTGCCGGGTTCTCGATCTTCCCGGCCTCCAGCACGCGGCGAATTTCTTCGCCGTCGTGCTCTACGATAACATAGCCGGATTTCATATTCCCCGGATCAATCGCCAGAATTGTGCCCATCAGGCCACCTCCTTTGTTCAAAGTCTTTGCATTCCTCTCCGGAAAAGTACATCCGTTCCAGCTCCTTCTCCGAAAACCGTTCCGCCTTGTGCTTCAGGCACCGATACGGGTAAACGTAGTTCTTTCTGTATTCCAGATTCTTGCAAGTCAAGCAGCAATCCTGCATCAGTTTTCCTCCTTTCACACTCCCACGTGCAAACCGCAGGCCTTTCATACTATCCGTTTCGCGCAATACGGGCAAAACTTATAGTCTGCCGCTTCGATGCAATCCATAAGTTCACCGCAGGCGGTGCATCATCCGTCAATGATCTGCGTGGTTTCCGCTTCCAATGCAAGATGGTCAACCCTCCGGTCTCCGTAGCTGCAAAAATCGAATGGATATGCCGATGGCAAAACACCTTTTTGCCGTGGATGCCCGCAGTTTCCATATTCCGTCCGATGCTTGCAGTCCCTGCACCGCACCACCTCCGCAACGTCGGCGGCGGGCATATCCGAGATGGATTGCAAGTTTTTGCGCTGCACCCGTCCTGCATTAGTTTCATAAGCGCCGTCTCGCGGCTGATGTATTCCTCAGGCATCTTCGTCATCTCCAAAGCGCTCGTCGTACTCTTCTGGCGTGATGAACTGAATATCGTCGCCGGTATAGCCGACTACGTCAAGGCACATCAGCTCTATCAGCGTATCTTTATTGATACACTTGCACAGATCTTCATACGGGATCGTGTTTTCTGATTCGAAGCTCATCTGCGCTCCGAACTCTCCTCGGACGGTAAAACACACTCTGTTTTTAATCATCCTTCTTGCCCTCCATTTCCTGCAAAGCCTTTCTGGCGGCTTCCTCTGTCAAAAACACCGTTCGTCCGATTGCTTCCTCGCAGAATCTCTTCCGCCCGGTTATGTACGTTGTGCCGTTGACGTCAATGCGGATTGCGTCTACCGTGACCGGCACGGGCTTTTTGGGGCGCGTGTAAAACATCTTAGACAGCCAAACCGTATCGCCCGGTCTGAGCCGCTTACTGTCCATATCCTCATACGCTGCGAGACGTTCCGCCATCTGGACGAGTTCGCCGATCGTCGCATAACCCAGCGCGTGACCGTTTACCAGCACGCAATCCTCATCTCGGCTTGTCATCCGTTCCATCCTGCTTCGCCTCCTAAACTTCCAAAATGGAATTTCCAGCCGGAGGTTTCGCGTCAGCCGCAACCGCTTCGGTCTCGCTCAAAAATACTCTCACACCGATCTGGTCCACAGGGATACCGATATCCACAATTTCCCCCGGAACAATGATGCTTGCTGATATTCTTGTAACCTCATGTGGTTGCACGCCAATGCAATCTCGCGCGTTATTTTTGTATGTCTTAAACCACACCGTATCGCCCACCTTGCACGGCAGAATCAGGACGCGCCCGTCCTTGTCGGCTTCGGCAAACTCGCGGAGGCGGTCAAACCCGCCGCACAACTCGGCAATGTCCTCGTAGGCCGCAAGTCGATCAACAAAATCCGCCTGGTACTGCACTCCGCTGAAATTTACCCGCCAGTATCCGTCTTTGAAATAAGTCAATCGTTCCATGTCTCTTCCTCCACATACCGCCAGCTTTGCGGCGGGCGTGTGACCGGCTTGGGTTTTGCCTTGAGCGCTACCTCTACCTCATTTGGCACAGCGTAAAATTCCCGCAGTTCGCGCGGGGTGTCGTAAATCTTGAGATTGGAAATGTGCCATCCGTAGCCGACGCCGCCGTCCAGATACTTCTCCAGTTCGTCTTTTGTCAGGCAGGCATCCGCAAGAAGCGTATCAAGTGGTGTGCAGTCCATGTTCCAATCGCAGATGCAATATTTCGGCGGCTCACAGATTGCTCCTACTCTGACGATCCTTTCGAAAATGTGGTCGCATACAAACTCGCCAATGACCTTTTGCCGCTTATCCAGTAAGCCAGTGGTCGGTGCTTTTTCCGTCTTTATGAAAACCAGCTTGCCGTGATACGTCTCTCCATAATTCTCATCGCCGTCTTTCATAATGGTGAGTAGCTTTTCCTCCGGTTTTGTGCAGTAGATATAGCACTTAAACGGCGTATCCATCTTCGGACGCGTCTTGCGCACCTCAATGGTCTTCCGCCCGTTGATGATCTTCTCACACCACTCCGGGCGAATGCTGATCAAAACAGCTTTACTCATGCTTGTCTCCTTTCAAAATTTCCTCCATCAATGCCTTAAAAATCGGGTATGCCTGCTGCGGCACTACGGCGTTCCCTAGGCATTTAAGTCTGTCCACCCTGGCGGGAATCCCATGAACCACTCGACCCACATCGGGTTCAGCTGTCCAGCAACGTCCGTCCGCAAGCTCCTGTGATTGTTTCCGCCGTGCGATCCCTGCGCATCCGCTGCGCAGGGCGTTGTCCACAAGCCTTTCGTCCGCGCAAGCACGTGCTCCCGCAGATTGGATAAGCCTCCACGCTCCCCCTGATTGCTTGCAAATGTCGTTTTCCCGTCCGCAATCAAATTGATTCTCTTTTCTGATGCTATCGTGCAGCCTACTGTCGTCGGTGTCGGCCACATCTGCGATTCCGACGAAGAATACTCTTGATCGTCTGTGCCACGCTCCGACAGCCGCAGCCTCAAAATTAAACACGACGACGTGATAGCCAGCACGCTCCAGATCCTTGACCACCTGCCCGGCGGCAATCTTGATGATTCCAGGAACGTTCTCACCGACAACGCAACGCGGGCGCAGCTCGGTGATAACTCGGAGCATCTCCGGCCATAGGTATCGATCATCCCCTTTTCCCTTTTGCTTTCCAGCCACGGAGAAGGGCTGGCATGGGAATCCTCCGGAAATAACGTCAACTGTTCGTAATCCTGTTCGCTCATAGAAGCTCTCCTTTGTCAGCGTCCGGACATCCCGCCAGCGCGGCACATCCGGCCAGTGCTTTTCCAGCACCTTCGTCGGGTAGTCGGCAAACTCGCATTGCCCGACGGTCGTAAATCCGGCCAACTCGGCAGCCAGATCAAGCCCGCCGATCCCGGAAAACAGGCTCAGATGCGTCAGCATTTTGTTCCCTCATTCCATCAAAAATCATCTGGCCGGGCAGTTCATCCGGATTTAACAGCGCGGCTTCCGGATCCCGCCACTCGACGCCGATGTAGTCCAGCACACGGCCCCAGCCGTACCAGTTCCCGCGATCATCCTGCATTACGTGATTCATCCACATTTCCCACTCCTTTGGATTCCGCTCCCACAGCCGGTCGAACCGGTGCGGGCGTTTTTCCATGTGCACGCCGAACCCGCACATGGAGCACCCGGTTCTCTGTGCTTTTGTCGTCCTGAGTGTTCCGTCTGCGTCGCGCACGATCTCTCCGTAGATTTCCGGCACCGGAACCTGCAAATCCAGCGCAAGCTGCAAAAGATCCTGCCGCGAAAAAATCGCGAATGGACAGCTGCGTTTCGTTCCCGGCGATATGTAGTTGCACCCGTGCATCATCAACGCTTTCTGCCTGCGCCCTCCTTCGGACGCCATCAGGCCCATATACGGGAAGCTTCCGGTTTCTTTGGCATAATCGCTGCAAGGCTTTTCTTTCAGGTAATAGCAGCACTTATCCGATACGAGAAAATCCGGCGTTTTGTAGCTAACGCCTTCATTCTCATTTTCGTATCCGCCGAAGATCTCCAGCCATTTTTGCGCCAGCTTCATCCGCGTCCCCGTGCGGAACCCGCCGTAAGCCCCTGTTTCCCCAGTGATGATCGCATGGCGTACCGTTGCGTTCTTCTCGCTTGGATTCTGCAAAAGTGAAATTTTCCCCGCAACTTCCTTGGAGATCACCGGCCATCCGTACTCCCGTAGCACTTCCACTTTGCTTTTCAGCGGTTTCAGCGGCTTCACGCCGAGTTGCTTGTGAATCAGCTGAATGCTTTTATCCTCAAGCGACGATACCGAGATGGCAGGCACATCAATACCGATGCTGCGAAGGAACAGGAGCAGCGTGATGGAATCCAGCCCGCCGACAGCTACGTAGCAGCTACCTGCAACGTCTGGGTGATCGTAGAATTCCCATGCGCGGATTTTGGCGTATTTCACCTTGAACGCATAATCCATCTGCTGTTTTACTCGAAAATCCGCAATCTTCCGTTCGGTATCCAGCCTTGCATTTCGCTCCAGCACATTCTCTTTCATTTTGCCTCCTCCCTCCCAGGCGTCAGCTTCGCCAGCATGATCTGCCCCAGATCCGCCACGTACACCAGCCGCCCGCGGCTGTACACCAGCAGCTTCTCGCCCTGGATCTCCATCCGGTCTGCCTCGATGTTCGTCAGATCGTGGCAGCAATCGCAAACAAATCTCATGCCTTATCCTCCTTGTTTTCCGCAAGCATTCGCTCGACCGCCTCCAGCTGGAACGCATCAAGTTCGTCCCCGTGGCGCTGTACGCCTTGCTGCAATCGGGCGGCGCCCTTTGACACCGGCCCCATCACCCTGTCCACAGCTGCGCGTTCCAGCGGGTTCAGCTCGTCGTGGTGTCCCTGCACGCCGTAGCCGGGCTTTGCAGCGCGGCCGAGCGCCGCAGGGCGTGTGCTGGCCTCTTTCAGCCAGTCAAACACGATCCCCTTGTAATTTGCGGCCATAGAGCGGGTTATCACGTCGATCATTGCAGCCTCGCCATATTCCTCTGCGGCTTTCGTGATCTGTGTGACAAGGCTTTGCAGGCCAACAGGCTTATACTCCTCCCGTCGTTCGCCCTTGTACGCCACCCATTTTTCAACTGCTTCGCGCAGCGTGGGGGGTAGGGGGGAAAGAATACTGTCCTTGTCCTTGTCCTTGTCCTTTGTCCTTTTCCTTTGTCCATAGCTTTTTTTGCTTTCCTCGGAAAGCATTTGCTTTTTTTGCTTTTCGTTGCTTTCGTCAAAAGCATTTGCTTTTTCGGATTCAGGCCGACCGCCCTGCTTTCCTGCCTCGCTTCTGGACGCGGAGACGGCTTTTTGCGCCGCTACGGATTCGTCAATGTCCCGTCGAATCGCAGGCCAAATGAACCGTTCACTCCCGCTGAACTCTGGCGCTGCTCCCGACTCGCGATAATCCATCGCGGCCAGCACCAAGCGCCCCACCTCAGCGGCACTGTACGCCTCGAAATAGCTCCTGTAACTCAGCCACAGCTTGACGTATTCCTTTTTATCTCCCATCCGTCGGCCCTCAGAACGGCAGGTCGTCGTCGCCAATCTCCATCTGCGTCATATCCGGCGAAGAGAACGGAACCGGCGTTGTGCTCGGCAGCGGCTTGAACTCCGAAGAAGCCGGCGCAGCGGCAGAAGCATTCTGCCCGTCCCGCTTGCTGTCGCCGAAATAAACGCTTTCTGCGACGATCTCTGCCGTTTTGCGCTTGTTTCCGTCCTTGTCTTCCCAGTTGCGGATCTGCAAACGGCCAGACACGACGGCCATGCGGCCCTTGGAGAAATACTTGCTGACAAACTCAGCTGTATTCCGCCATGCGACGATATCCACAAAGTCCGTTTCCTTCTCCGCGCCCTGCGCCGCGAAATCGCGGTCGCAGGCAAGCGTGAAGGATGCAACGGAGTTTCCGCTTTGCGTCTGCCGAAGCTCCGGGTCACGGGTCAGACGGCCCATCAGGACGATTTTATTCAGCATTTGTAGCGCCCTCCATGACCTCGCCGGTTGCCTGATCGACCGGCATATCGTCAACCATTTCCGCATCTGCGACAACAGTGGGAACGCTGAACATATCGTCGCTGATCTCCGTCTTGACCGTGCTGTCCTGCGCGATCTGCCGGACAAATTCAGACTTCATCGGGGCATACTTCAGAACCTTTTTCAGAACGGTCTTCTTTGCCATCTCTTCAAAGTTGGTCTGCCACGGGCCGGAACCGTATGCCTTGCTGTACTTCTGCGCATGGGCGCGAACATCGTCCAGCGTCATGATCTCGAATCCGTAGCCGCCGTCCTTTGTCTTGAACATGGCCCAGACGTTCACCGGGTCGCCGCGATCTCCGTTCAGCTTCGGGATAAATTTCAGGCTGCATTCTGTGCCATACTCGGCAATCAGCGTATCGTTCGCGTGTCCGACTTGTGCTTGGATCGTCTGGATCTCGCCGGAGCGGTATGCAAGGTCGATCATGCCTTTGTACCCAAGCTGGAACTGACATTCAAGGCGGTTCTGCTTGCCGTTCCAATAAGGAATCAAATATGCCTGCCCAAGCGGCGTGTTCGGCTCCAAGCCAAGCTGCGCGGCGGTCATCATCGCGCCGAGGAAAGATTGCGGCGTACACTGCGCCAGCTTCGGATTTGTGGAAAGCGCGGAAAGCGTGATCCGCGTGAACCGTTCCGGCGTCATGACGGACGGAAGCGCTTTCTTGATCTCCCCCTCCATCTGCTTGATATACTGCTGCATTGTCGGATTTCCGCCGCTCTGTGCCTTCATTGCCGTCTGCGCGGTTGCCTGCTGGATTTTGTTCATGATTCTTCCTCCTGTTTCATTTCTGTAATTTTGAATGGCCGGGCCTGCACCGTTTTATAGAACGGCGTCAAATCGATATCCGGGTATGCCTCTTTAAAGGCTTTGGGCTGGAACGTCTGCCTGCTTTGCTGCTTCCAAGATACATTGTAGCCGTTGCAGGCGGCCCGCTCTGCCGTGCCCATATCGAGCTTGATCGTGTTTTCGATCTCGCGGCTGCGCTCCGCCAGTGCCGCCGCCTGACGTTCGATCTGCATATACTCAGACAGCAGCTGTTCGCGTCCGAACAAATCAAGCTGTTCGCCGCTGCTGTCGGCATAAACCGTGCTGATCGCGTCCGTCGTCGCCTCCGAACCGTCCGGAACCGGTGGCGTATCCTCCTCGACGCACCGCCAGAAAAGCTTCTCCGCCTCCATCAGCGCGGAGATTTCCGCCTCATCGCGCTCGAGCGTGTACGTAAAGAATCCGCGCCCGAAGATGAGAACCGCCAAATACCAACGGTCAAGGCCGGTGACGGCAAGATAATGCACACACTGTGCATAGTAGCGTTCCGGGAACTCCACGCCGTTGAACTGCCGAAGGTCAAGCGTCGAGGTTGTCTTACATTCCAGCCCTGCATTTTCGCTGGAAATTCGCCTGTCGATGTCTGCATGCGCCCACGGATACGCGGGATTCCGAATGATGTAGTTGCAGCGCCGCACCTTTTTCCCGGACGCTTCCTCAAAACGCTTCGCAACATACTCCTCGAGATCTCTGCCAATCCGCATAGCCTCTGTGTCTTCCTTTTCCGGGAGACGCCCAGTCTTATCCATCCATACCGTGTACGGGCTTGCAAAGCGGCTCATTCCGATAACAGCCGCCGCGTCACTCCCGCCAATGGACTTTCTGCGTTCCTCCAGCCATTCTTCGTGGCTCATCTTCGCCGTGGAGATTGTATCGAGCATTTACTCCACCTCCACAAATTCGCCGTTCTGCAGCCGATACCAGGTATCGGCCTTGGTCTTCTCGCCGTCGACAATTGCCGCCTTGACAGCAATAATCGGATGTGCCTCCCCGTCCCATTCGCCGCGCTCGACACAGCAGATCGCGCAGCCAAGAGCACCCATTGCTTTGCATTCACATCCAGCCGCAAGAGCAACACCGGCTTTTCCTGTGGCGGAGGCTGCGCCCTGATAGCCTGTGGCGGAGGCTGCGCCCCGATCGCCCGTGGCGGAGGCTGCGCCCTGATCGCCCGTGGCGGAGGCTGCGCCCTGATCGCCTGTGGCATGATTCTCTTTTTCGGCGTTTGCGCGCTTGATCGCATCGTCAAATCCGATTTGGCTCTTTACATATTCGATCTGCGCTTTCACGAGGCCGGGAACGCCAATCTCAGCTTTCAGCGTCATTTTCCTCGCAACAATCTTGCTATCCGATGATTCACGTTCGGCAGATACCTCTTCTGCCTCTGCCTCAAAGTACCGGCTTTCATTCGGTGTGTAGTGGTTCAGCACATCGATAGGCTGCTCGCACGCGTGCAACCCTGCTTTGCATAGGTGCGGTTCACCGTCAAAAACAGCGGTTTCGCCCAGCGTGTATTGCATTCCACGGCATTTCATTTGCCTGTCTGTCCCTTTGTAAACTCTCATGTTTCCTCCTTATGCTGTTTTCTGCTCAAATCCCAGCGCCCCGGCCAGTTCCGATTCGCTGTACTCATCCTGCACATAGTCCCCGAAGCACTCCGTATGTACCAGCACTCCGTTGCAGCAGAAGCACTCAGTACCTTCATAGATGTCTTCCCGGCAGTATGCGCACTTGCCGACGATTACCGGCTCCGGCTCGTCGATGCCGAGATAGAGGTTCTCACCATCGTATCCCACGGCGTTTCGCCTCCTTTTCCAAGAGCTTTTCGCACAGGCTCTGCACGCTTGCACAGTGCATAGCCTCGCAGAGCTGCTGCAGAACTTCTGCGCCGCCGTCCGTCAGCCGGAAATAATACCGGTTCACCTTCCGGCGCTTATCGCTGCGGTTCTTGGGCGCGTCCAGCGCCTTGATCGCCGCAGCTGCCTCCGGAACAAGCTGCACGCCGTATTTCTCCGGCGCTTCGCACTGAGAAAGCAGGCATTTGTTGAACTTCGGGTGGTCAGCCCGTACCGCGTCGACGCAGGCTTTCGCACCATGCCGGACGCGGGAATCCGTTAAACTTGACATAGGTTCCTTTCTGCCCTATAATAAAGGCGTCTTAAGTTTCCTTTCGGCCTCTGTCGCGTTGCCGCGCGGCAGGGGTCATTTCTTTATGCCAGCCCATACAAGAGTGTCACGAGCGCGACGAAGCCGGTCACGACGCATTCATACGTCATTGCGGCTGTCCCTGCCATTGCTGACAGGATCATCGCCGCGCCGCTCAACCAAAGGCACATTCCTTTGACGATCCGCCGCGCCGCCTTGCGGGCCTCAAATTCCTCCCGCAGCCGTTCCCGGCGCTCCTCGGTCGTTTCCTCCGGCTCGATCCCGAGCCGCTCTGCAAGATTTGTTCTCATGTTGCTTTCTCCTTCACTTCCTGCATCCGCCTGACGAGCCGCGACAGACGGGCGTTTTGTGTCACGAGCTTCTGCGCGTCCAGATCCAGTCCTTTGCGTTTGAGCCCGCCGATGATCTGCGCCGCCTGGCACTCGCAGACCATCGCCGCCTCGATCAGATCATGCAGCTCCTGCGCATCCAGCGTCAGGGTGTAGGTCTTCACTTCCGCCATGCTGCATCCTCCTTCTGTTCCTGTTCCCGGCAGTTCTAACTTTCATTTGTTCCTCCTCATGCTCCGAGAAACCGCAAAAACGGCTCTCTCGGGATCTTCACTCTGTGCTTGCTTGTGCAGCAGACCGGGAAGCCCAGCTTTTCAGGCTGTTCCCTCGCCATCAAGCGAAGCCATTGCGGGGTACAGCCGAGCACCTGCGCCGCCTCGCTTGCTAGGATCGTTGGCTTTGACATTGCCCGGATATCGTCCAGCGTCATTTTTCCTCCTTTCTGCGTTCGATCACGGCCTTAACCGCGTCTTCCAAGCGCTTCCTTGCGCCCGGCGGATTTCTTTTCCCGTTCAAGATCATGGACAGATAGCCTTTTGTAAGTCCAAGCTCTGCGGCAAGATCGTCGTATGAAACACGCGCATTGTGCATTTTCCCGATCAGTACGCCTGTCCATTTTTCAGGCATATACACACCTCCATTCTGTTAAAATTGTTGACTGCAACGCCCCAGACGTGCTATACTGTCCTTAGCCCTTTTAGGTAAATTCGGGAGGTGGTTTTCATGACCAAACTTTTGAACTTGCCAGTTCCAGACCAAAGAAACGGCGTGATGCGTTAGGGCAAGGGGCAGCGCCAGAACTGCCAAAGTGAGCGGCGCGTCATAGAAGCGTAAGTTCGTTTTGTGTCAGGATGGCATTGCCGAGCCGGTGGAAAGAACTCTACCAATTCGGACGGATGCAAAGTAATGCAGACGACCATCCTGTGCAGCGCGTTCTGGTAAACAACTCTGGGGAAACCCGCTCGTGAACGAACCACGGGCGGCTTTTCTTTTCGCCGCAGTCAACTTTTGAAATTTATTGTTGAAATTGTTTACTGTTTGTGCTACTATGAATTTGCGAGAAACACATTAGCATTGGCGCAAGCGTTGATTTGCTTGGGTCTTGTCTGTTGCAAACTCTTTCAACCACAAGGCAATAATACATCAAACATTCTCAACTGTCAACCGCTATTTGCAAACTAATTCAACTTTCGTCGTATTTAACAATTCCAGAGGTGTATTATTGTGTTTTATGACAACTTTGTTGCGCTTTGCGCTTCTGTAAACAAAACCCCTGCATACGTTGGCCGAGAACTCGGAATTGACAAGTCAACAATAAGCTGTTGGAAAGCGCGGAAGACAAAACCCTCTGACGTAAATGCGCAAAAAATCGCCGACTACTTCGGCGTAACAGTAGAAGAACTGATGGGCAAAGGCATAAAAAAAGAGCGCCCCGCCGATGGCGAAGCGCTTATTCGTGACTTGCCGGAGGATATCCAGCAGATTATTCGGATTTGCATGAATCGTCCCGAACTTGCATCCGCTCTATTAAATCTTGCGAAGCAGATAGAAAAAGATTGAGTTTTTCGGGCGTGAATCTTGATATAGTTTCCACCAATTCCTTGATTGTCGCGGCTTCTCTTTCGTTCATTTCAGCTCCTATCTCCATTCTTCCAAATTCCGACGTTTATTTTTGTGCAGCTTCTACATTGCGGCTGCTGGTTCTAAGTGGTAATATGTAATTGTTTACAAACCATATAAGGAGTGCCGCATTGATGACTAAAAATGAATATATTGTGCAGTGCCCAAGATGCGGGGCAGAGTTCCCGGAACAGGAGAAGTTCTGCCCGCACTGTGACACGCCCAACCGAAAGATGATCTGCCGCTCCTGCGGAACGCAAATCAATGCAAGCGCCCGCGTCTGTCCGGAATGCGGCGCAAGAAACAAAAAGATGATTTCGGTTCAAAAAATCGCGATTCTTTCTGTTCCGTTCGCTGCCGTTGTGCTGGCAGTTGTCCTTATCGCATCAAAGCCCGCGAAGAAGCCAGCCGAGCCGATCAAGAGGCAGGAGCCGGATACAATCTCCGCATCGGAGTCGGCAAAGACGGAAGACGACGCACAGACCGGGGAAACGGCAACCACACCGATAACGGCTGAAAAAACATGGGGCAATAAGATCAAGCTCACGATCCCAGCCGACTTTATCGGCGAAGATGCGACGCAGCAGGCATTGGACGAAAAGGTAAAGGAAACAGACGGGCTTCTGTCTATAGAGCTGAATCCTGACGGCTCCGCGACCTACGTTATGACAGCGGAGCGACACAAAGAGCTTATGCAGGAGCTGGCGCAGAACATTGACGCCCAGCTTGCGGACATGGCCGGTTCCTCTGACTACCCAAACGTCATTTCCGCCGAAGCGTCCAGCGATTACACGTCCTTTACTGTAACGCTTTCTACTGATGTGGTTGGGCTTCAGGACTCACTCCTTACACTGGCATTTTATATGTACGGCGGTATGTACAACGCATTCAACGGAACTCCGGTCGACAACGTGTGTGTGCAGTTTGTAGACCAGACCGGCAATGTGCTGGAGGAAGCGAACTCGAGGGACGCACAATAAATTCAGTGCAGGATTCTCGGTTCCCGCCGCTCGTCCTGCTCCCGGCCTACGTCCGCGACGCAGGCAAACAGGAGCGGAATACCCTTGATGTAATCCACGCTGACGCTATGCACGTCTGTCAGCTTCGCGCCGTCGACCGTCACGTCGACCCGCCCATTGTTTACCCGGATGTTGATGCACTCCATATTTTTTCCTCCTGTCATTTATTATAGAACGATTGTTCTAAAAATCAACATGGTATTATAAACAAACAGACCGCGTTATTTTTGTGAATCAGGAATCCGATGGTGTACAGTTTATGGGACTGATGATTTGATATAATATTTGGTTTGACCGGCCCCATCGTATCTGGAACATACGGTGGGGCCATTTCAGCAGATGCAGGATTCAGGAACTATCTGCTACGTTTTCATTGTACCAGATAATGTTTGTAAGAAAAGGGCGAATCCTGCGTTCTTGTCATATGTTTTGCATTTTTATATGGAAAATGTAAGAAATAAAACTGAAACTTACGAATGGAGGCGTAATCATGTCCGCAATACAGGATCTCGCTCCGTTTATCGGCGCGTATCAGGGGAAGATCAGAAGGGCAAAAGATGCAAGCGGGATGACGTTGGAGGAGCTGTCGAACGAGTCCGGCGTTTCCTTCTCTGCCGTGAGCCGATTATACGCTGGAACACAAGCGGATCCACGGCTTTACAACTCGGCTGCGCTATGCAAAACGCTCGGGTTGTCGCTCGACGAGCTGTTCGGCCTTGAAAATCGCGTCGGAAGCCCGGAAAAGCTGACCAAGCAGATCCATCACGTCGAGCTTGAAAACGCCAAACTGGAGGCAACAGCGGCCGTGCAAAGCGCACAGATAAAGTCTACACATACAATGTGTTACGTCCTCGCCCTGTTTTGCATGCTGCTCTCCTTTTCTCTGATTGCCTGCCTTGTGACGGATGCGCAGAGTCGGAGCGCAGGCCTCATTCGCGATGGAGATTTGTCCGTAGCTGCATGGGTTTGCATTGCCCTGATCGTAGGTTCAGCGCTGGCTTCGGCAATTACTTTCTACGCGATCCGAAAAGAACGTGGAGGGAAACATGGAGTGCATCAGGTGTAAAAAAGAAATCCCAGACGGCGCGCCCTACTGTTGCTGGTGCGGTAAAAAACAGGAAGCGCAGCGCAATCGGACGCGCGGAAACGGGCAGGGAAACGCATACCAGCGAGGGAAGACGTGGACGGCGCGTTGGACAGAAAGAACTTACCTAGACGAGAATGACAAGCTTCGGCAAAAGATGCGAACAAAAGGCGGGTTTACATCAAAGCGCGCCGCCCTCCAATATGCCGCAAACCCTCCGAAGGAAGAGCAGCGAAGCCCCACTCTCAGAGAATACTACAAAACATATCTGCGTGGGGATTATCTATCCTTATCGGCTGATCGTCAGGGCGCGGCGGAAAAGGCATTCGAGCGCATGAGAGAAATCGCCGACCGTGAGATCGACGCGCTTACCATCGCGCAGATACAGGATGTCATCGACCGCAACGCCAGCACCTATTACACGCGGAAAGATATGAAAACCGTCCTCTCCCACTGTTATAACCTCGCAATCGCAGAAAAGCAAACAACCGTGAATCTTGCAAAGTACATAAAGCTTCCGGAATTGGAAGAGAAGTCGCCGGAACCGTTTACCGACGCCGACGTAAAAAAGCTATGGGAAGCGTATGCAAAAGACCACTTCATTGGGTTTATTTTAACGATGATTTATACCGGCATGATGCCCGGTGAGCTTCTGAAACTCAAGAAAGATATGATTGATTTTGAAAAGAATGAGATCGTCCGAGGCGGCATAAAGACAAAGAAGCGGAAGGAAACGCCTATGGTCTTCCCGGATTTCGTTGCGCCGGTGCTGCATGAACTATGCGAAGAAAGCAAATCGCGCGTCGGAAATATCTGCTGCATAAACAAAGATAATTTTTACAAGAGATATTATGAGTGTTTGGAGCTTGCCGGAGTGCAAAAGCTACCACCTTACTCATGCCGCCATACAACCGCTACAGCCCTCGCGATGAAAAATATCGACCCGTTTACGATCAAGGAAATCATGCGCCACACGAAGATAACGACTACCCAACGGTATGTACACCCGGACATGAAAGGCATGGTCGATGCCGTAAATCAGTTGCAAAACGAATCGCCAGAGTGAATTCTGTATGCTACAAAATATGTTACAAATGCCAATTTCCCCAGTGTTTTCAATGGCTTTTTCTCCCCTGCTAAGGGAGTAGGCGTCTAAAAAGCGCGCGAGAGTTCAAATCTCTCC